CGGCACATCACCCCATGGAACAGAATTCATTCCCAATTCACGCAATACCATATTTATAGTATAAACACCTTGTCTCAAATAAACTTCATGTATTTTTGCTTTCAAATGATTATCAATATCATCAATACCTTCCCAATCAAGGTAAATATTATTAAAATTATAATTATTACTATTCCAAAGTACAAGAGTATTGAAACTATTAGAAAAGGCACGAATCAATGGAACTAAAGCATCTTTTTTAAATTGCTGTTCCTGGAATGAAGCATTCAATCTGCCTTGATTATTATCAATAATCCCAAGCACAGCAGCTTGCATATGATAAACAGCCATAATTTTTGATAATAACCAACGTTGAAATTCTTGAAACTGCATATCTTCATTAGAATAACCAAAATGTTCAAATTTAATTGAACCATTTTCACTACCAAGTAAAATTGGCTTATGTGGTTTTCCTTCAAGTTCCTTCTTCCACCATTCCCTTAATCTTTCTAATGCAGGTTGCCCTTGACCTGTACCCAAATTTTCAAAAAGAATAGCAATTTTTGGAGTAGCATCATTTTTAAATCTTTGAATATTAAAATCATTCGCATACAAATCTGCTGTAACAGTTTGTCGTAAACTTTCCAATGGTGATAAACCATAAACTCTACCTGGTGTAGGATATTGCATCATATAACATATCTCATCAGATGAAAATTTAGCAACTACTTTACCACCAGCATCTTTTTGGATATATGCAGAACTTTCATCTATAAATCTACCTCTTAAATCTACATTCTTCCTAATACTATCACCTGATACTGGATAAAGAGAATTTACACCTTTATCCCTATCTTTTGTTATCTCCATACAACCGGCATCCCAAATTAAGATATTATTAAATATTTGCTGCAATATAGAATTAAATGATGCCGAACCATTACTTGGTACAGATAATAAATTTTCAACTTGCTCAATTCTTTTATATTGTTGCTTATTTGGTTCATCAGTAGGATTTCTCAAAAAAGATTTTACAATAGGTTCTATTGAAGCAGCACGTCTGGAAATTTTATCAACAATTGCTCTTACCCAAACATTTGCCATATACATCTGTTGCATTACATCAAATGTCAATTCCCTATAAATAATCTTTTCTGGAGTATTATCTGTACTTCCACCAGTTCGAGGATAAAAACTAAATTCATCATCCTTTATCTCACTTCTTTTGTTATCTGCCCTATTGCCACCAATTGTCAATGATTTACTAAATATCATTTTATATTTCCTTTATTATCAATTTTAAAAATAAATATATTAATCAACACAAATACTATCAATGATACCAATGATACCAATGAAGAAATATAATCCTTGAATATACAATCAAAAATAGATTTTAACATAAAAAATAAAATACCAAAACCGTTTAAATAAATTAAAATTTTATCTAACAAATGAGTTATGCTTAATTCATTATTAAACCTGTTAATTAATGAATTTTTGACAGGTTTAATAACTTCATTTGGATTATTACTAACTAATAAAGAATTTTGAATTTCATTGGACTTTTCCAATTTTTCTGGATCAAGAACCTTTGTAAGCATTTCATCATTATAGAATATATTACTATCACAACAATATATACATTGGCAATTATCTGGATGCTTAATCAAATCAACTAAATCCTTAATTGATTCTTTTATTTTCTTTTTATTAATCATCATCTCCAAAAATATCCTTTCCACCTTCATCAAATATATATTTTTCTACATCACCATTTTCATCAAGAGGTAATAATTCAGAAATATCACCTAAATTAAGTGATTCATCTTCCATTCTTACATATGCAATTCTCTTATAAACACTTTCTAAAATTCCAATTTTACCATTTAATAAAACTTTGCTGTTTATTTTAAATATTGGCATAATACTCCAATTTAGAATAATGTTAATTCAATTTGTCATATTTTTTAATTTGTTCAACTGATTTATCAAAATATTCCTGTTCTTTTTCGATACAAATAAAATTCCGCTTTATATTCAAACATGCCTCTGCTGTTGTACCACTGCCTGAAAATCCATCTACTACCAGATCGCCTTCATTGGTATAGGTCTTGATAAGATATTCAAATAAGGCAACTGGTTTTTGAGTTGGGTGAAGTCCACTTACTCTTGCAAAAATATGAATTGACTTTGGATAATTTTTATGAGTTGTTCCAAAATTATCTCTTTTATTTGGTTCACTATTTAATATGTTACTTTTAGTATTTTTATTTTGTTTATTAGTTACTATTAAATTTTGTGGATTATATTTCATAGGTATCTTGCTACCATTTGAACAACCACCAAAACTAAAAACCAATATATTTTCATGACTTTTTAATGGTCTAAATTTACTATCCAAAAATCCAAGTCCTGTTTTTTTATCCCAAATCCACTCATATTTAAACATCTTCAAATTACTCATCACCAACATCGAAGTAAATGGCTGACTTCCAGTTAAAACTATTACACCATTATCTTTAATAATTCGTTTTCTTGATTCCCAATATTTTGTTAAATCAACTGGTAATTTAAACATCTTTTTAATCATCTCTATAATCAATTCTAAATATTGTGGAGCTTGCTTATAAGATAATGTCTTTAACCAATTTAAAAAATCAGTCTGTTCTTGTGATACTTTACTTTTATCAAATTTACATGCAGTTATTCCATATGGCATATCTTCCAAAATCATATCAACTGATTTATCTGGGATTTTTTTAATTAATTTGAAACAATCACCATGATATATTTTATTTATTTTTAATATTTTCATATAATTCTCCTTACCAACATATTCCAGTATCAAGCGATATTTCCTTTATTGAAATATATCCTGAACCAGCTACACCATCAGAAACATCCTTGCTACCTTTGTCTTTGCCCTCTTGTTCCATTCTCAACCAAGATACAACAGGGTGATCTATTTTTCCTTTTTCATTTTTTATCAAATCTTTCAATTCTCTTTCTAATATTTCATTTTTGTAACCTTTTACAAGACCCAAATACAATAATTCCTTTAAAGTATCATATGGAGCAGTATCTCTATCTACAGATAATGTTTCAGAAACAATACCCAGTGAATTTAATCTTTGAATCTCACCCACGGATCCCCAACCATCATATGAACATTTGTGAATATTGACACCCTTTTGTTTTAAAACTTTCACGAATGTTATTATATCTGCAAATTTTATTTCACTTCCTGATGGTGCGATAATTCGTAATGCCAAATCAATATTAATTCCTTTTCTTTGAATTAATAATTCATCATTATAATTAACAATTCCGACTTTTTTCAAAAATTCTAAAACTTTTGGGTGTACATTTGGCACAATCATTATTGGATGAGTCATTGCTATTCCACAACTATCCTGACCAATACCAATATCACCCTTAGCAAGATCAATATGTATTGAACAATTACAACCACTTAAACTACTAAAAAACCAGGATTTAAAATCAATACCAAGTAAATTATTTGTTGTTATTAAATCACCAATTACTGGATTAATATTTTTTGATAGTGCCCATGGTATAACATCTTTTTGAACAATATAACCAGAACCTTGATTTACATGTGATTCACACTCATAGGTCATCATTGCCCTAAATGGATCGCGAATATAAAACTTTTTAAATGTAGATTTACTTTTTTGCGGATTTACTTCATAAGTGGCTGACTTTGATGATAATATTCTATCATCTTTTAAACCCAGTCTATATTCAATTGACATTGCGCAATTTTCTTCATATTTAAATGACATAAGCAATAATTTGCCAATTGTAGGAAATCTACTTGCGACAGTTTCCCTAATTGAATTCAATTGAGTTCTAATTCTATCAACAGGGGATGCACCAATTTCATCTGCCACTACAACAAATAAATTCATGCCTTCACCAGCATAACGCATACTATTTAAACTATGACACGTAATATTATAAGGGAAAAGTATTGCACTTTGCTGTAAATCTTTTCCTTCTCTAATGTCACAACCAACTTCTTTAAAGAAATTCTTACCAGTTTTGGGATTTATCACCCTACTAACAATTGATTTTAAATTTTTAAAAAATACATTTTTAGCTTGTTTCTCATCCTTAGAAACATTTGCTAAATCAATTGGCGAATCTATACCAAGTGTACCAATACCATTTGGTATAAATGTCTCTAATCCTTTCTGAGGACATTTCATATGAAGTAACTTCACAACTAAATAAACCATCAACTTAGCAATGGTTCTATCTTTACCTGACCCCTTGCCCCAAAAAGCATGTCCTTCATCATATTTATTGTCCCAAATTAATGGATTATCACCAATTAATTCTTTAACAAAAGAATCTTGTATAGGATAAAATGGTTCTTTAAACCATCCATTTCTCAAATCAA